GGGAGCGGCCAAAACTTGTGAAAGGGTCCCACTATGTGAATCAATTTGAGAATCTACATAAGCTTTATTAGGGCAGTCGTAATCATCAACAGGAGGGGCCACGTTAGTAATTTTATTTTTTCCAGCATCTAAGCCAGCACAGGTTAATTTATAACTATTACCATAAAGTAAATTTGAAATAGACATTATATATAATAACTTAGATATTATTTTTTAAGTTATTAAATATATTAATTAAATGTTTTTAGAGGTTTCTTAGGTCGTGAAGTTGTTTATCTGATAATTTTTTACCGCCTTTTTTTCCTGAACCTAGTAAAACAATTTCTCCACCTTTCTTTTTTCTAGTGGTTGTTTTTTTTTTACCATAACCATAAACGGAGGCAATGTTTCCCATCATTGTACCATCTCCCGCATAATCTTTTAATGGTCCCGTATTTCTTAATAGTTTAGTCACCGTTTTAGTCATAGGATGAGCTGCCATATGGTTAAAATTAGTCATAACATCACCCATAAAGGACCCGCCCATAACCCGCATTAATTTGTTATTGTCATCAGTAAGTTTTAGGGGGCTTCGTAATAGTTGGTCGGGAGTGTAAAGGGTTAAATCATCCATAAAGGTACCATCTTCAAAGCTGTAGGTGAGATTATCTCTAATTGAAAACACTTCTAATTTATAATGAGCACCAGTACCCGCAGCTTCAGGGGTGACAAATGTTGCTTGTACCTGCATATTAATGGACTTATTAGCATTAGCCATAACATTATAATCTTTTAATCCCAGATCGGAAGGACGGAAGAAAATTACAGAACCAGCACCAAATATAGCTTCTTTAAATTTGTTACCAGCAGCCACAGCGGGATCTGCCACAGTCAAGCCATTAGCCAGAGCACCACTAAAGCATGAAAATCTTTTATTATATCCATTAGATGAAGATAATTCGTACAGTTGTTGTTGTTCAAGTTCTCTAAAAATACCAACATCAGAATCCACCTTAATTTCTAATCCAATAATTCCAGCAAGTTGATCAGGGGCAAACTTTTTTGTTGGTGTTTCTTGTGAAACCATAACAGCAAACATTGAAGGGACATTATTCATTGCCATACTATGAGTTGTTAAAATGTGTTTATTTCGTTCACCAGGGATACCGTAAGGATCCTTTGTATTGAGGCACATCGAACTTGTATTACCTTCTAATGAAATTAACGGGGTGTTATATATTATAGTTTTAGGAATGTCACCAATTTCAAGAGGGGCGACCCAGTTTTGAACAAGCATATTAATTTTAAATCCGGTTATATCCACTTCAAAATCTGCTTTACCCGCCACAAGTTTAACATCATCCGCAATACCAATCATATTTTCAGGTTTAAATTGTCCATCTAATATGACTTTAAATGTGTTCAGGTTTCTAAAAGGTACTGGGTCTTTAATATTTTTATATTGTGTGGGATTGGCTACAAGTGCTTCATCTACTACAAAATCAATTTTTACGGATGTGCTACCTGCTGCCCGTGGGTGGATATAATAGGCATAATTACAACCTAAACCGCGAGACATTCGGCTATCGGTAGATTCTGTACCTTGTCTATAAGGGTTATTCATAGAAACGGCTTTTATTTTATTATATTCATCTACATCAGAGCAGGGAGAAAGCAAAGCAAGTTCTAGAGGATCCGCATTATATTGATGAAGTTTAATTAATTGTGCGGGGTAACTGGTAAAAGTTTTACCATTCATATTAATTACTGCAACAGGTATGCTTCTATTAACTGGAAAAGATTTCAGGCCTATTTGATCTTTTAAAGATGAATCAGCTAAAATATTTTTAATTTCAGCAGTAAAACTTACTCTTAAACGTGGAGCACCTCCTGTTAAATTTCCAAGAGGTTGATTAAAAGTTATTTGACCTATACCATTATTAGGTGCATCTGATACGGGTTGAATTGTTTGAAATGTTGAGTATGGAATGCCTATTCTAGAAGCAATTTTGACATTTTTAGAAGTGGGCCAATTATAAGCATATGGAGCTTGTAAAACAGTATCGAGTTCTGGGGGTGTATTCATATATATTAACTTAGATAATATTTTTTTAATTATAAATTATTTTAAACTTACCTTAATAATTTTAAATAATTTAGAGACTTTTTAAAGACCAAAAAAACTAGACTTTAATATAATTAATCTATTGATTCAAATAAAAGCTTAAGTTGTATTACTGTTTGAGGAAGAAGAGTTAAAGGGTGTTTTTCATTATCATAATCGTATATGGTAAAGGATAAATTAAAACGGTTGAAATCAGTTTGTAAAATATTATGGTATTTATTAGAGGAATTTTCAACCCTAAATAAAATGCTGTTATAATCTTGATTGTTTTGTTGTAAATATTTATAATTAGTAAGGAAAACCCCCGTGTTATCTGATATAGTGGTGTTTTTAGATATTGAAGGGAGTAATTCATAAGATACGGGGAGGTCGTTAGATTCTATAACAATATGCGATATAGGGGTTAAAAATTCTAAAGTGGAAGCATCTTGTGTTTCTACATCTTCATTTAATATAACTAATGAATACTCTTCGTCTATGTCGTCAAATTCAAAAGAGTTAAAGTCTACTCTCATGTCATCATTAAACATAATAAAATGACCGTTTCTAAAATTTTCAGTCGTGGTGATTTCAAATTTTTTACTATGTTTATTAAAACTAAAAACGGGTATGTCTTCTTCTCCTATGATACCGCCACATAATCCAGCTAAAGTTTCATTAATGGCGGTACCTACATCAACATAATCGTACATGTACCCGTCTTCATCTACAAAGGTACTAAAATCAACCTCACGTACTCCCATAATTTCATCGGTGGAACGGTTAAAAATTCCTACTTGATAGTCATGTCCCGCGGGTTTAAATAATGGAAGTCTTATTTTATGGAGATGGAACTCTTCAACAATTAAGAGATAATTTTTATCAGGGTCTAAAATTGTAGAAGAACGAAAAATATCAACACTAACGGGTCTTTTATAAGAGCCCCGCGGTCCAGCTAATTGTTTATTACTCTTGATAGTTTCATTAAGCCAAATATACTGTTTCATATATATAAACTTAGAATATATTATTTTAAGTTAATAAATACTTAATGGAAAGTTTGAACAACCACCTCATCAGGTGAAATATTTTTCAATTTACTTAAAGATTTAATCACTTGAGCAAACTCGTCATTTGTTAAATTTTTTAAAGCACACCTGGTTAAACACCACCGCCCACATGTGGCACTGTTATTTGTTAGAGATTGTAATTTATGGTGTGAATAATCAACATCGTACCCACTTTCTAACAGTAAATTTATTAAGCTGTTTTCTTCTTCTTTATATAGGTCTTTTCTTTGTGTTCCGCTGTACCTTTTTTGGTCTACATCTGGTCTGCCTCCGTAAGAATCAAAAAAATAAATTGTACCTTCTTTTTTACCTAGTATTAAAGCACAATAATGCCCAAATAAAAACTCGCCTTGATGATTAGGATAAAAAATTATCAATTTGTTATCATTTCTAAATAATCCATTTATATTTTTACAATTAATAATGTCGTCATAATCTATAACATTAATTCCGGTTTCATTTGGTAATGTTGAGTGCCATAAATCCCGTAATTCTTGAGGACTTAGAGCTGTTAATAATAATTTTTTAATATCTGCTTTCTTTAACATATATAAAACAATAGAATAATTTTTTTATATATCTTATTTTATAGTGTCCGTATTAACCACCGCTTTTTGTGAAATGGTTAAATGATTGTCTATATTATAACAAACCCACCGCGACTTTAATAATAATTTATCTACCAGGTCCCTTTGTCTTTTTTTTAATCCTAAATAATTTTTAAAGAGTCCTTCCCGTTGATAAGAGGTTGATTTTTTAAAAATAACATAATTAGTTGTTTCCTGTTTGATAAGACCGAAGGATGGCCCACCTTGTGTCTTATGGTTGGCTATTATCATATTACATTTATAATGCCTTCCTTGTGTTAATAAATGATCCCGTAAAACTTCAATTAATTTGACATCTTTATTTTTTTCGTAATCATCAAAAAATATAACGGAAT